TTCTTCGTTCACATCTCGTTTAAATGCATATAAAGAGGCTTTAAACGCTGCAACATTTGGCATTGAACTTCTCACAGATGATTACAACAAATATATGCAGAAAGCAAATGAAGTTGGTCTTAATGAAGATATTGCTTCTGCTGTTCGTGGTGGAGCTTCTAATATATGGGATTATTCAGATGATACTGTAAAACAGCAAATCAAGGACTATCAGAATTGGTATGATAAAGCGCAGGATTGTTTGGATAAAATAGATGAGTTAAAAGATAAACAGCTTGATTTAACTCAAGCAAGTATCGAATTACTTATCACTCAGTATGAAAAGCTTTCTACAAAAGTTGAAAATGCGAATGACCGCATGGAGAAATGGATCTCTTTAAAAGAGTCATGGGGATTTTCTGCAAATACTAAGAATTATAATAGTATGAACAAAAATATCCAAAAGCAGATTGATTATATTAATAAACAAGATGAGCAATTAAAACTGTTACAGAAAACAGTTACAAAAGGTTCTGAAGCTTGGTATGAATATAATGAACGTATTGATTCAAATAAGGCATCTCTGATCGAATTAAAACAGCAAATGCAGGAAAATGCTACTGCCGCCGCTGTGTTGGCAAAAGCGACTGCTGATAAAAAGACAGAAAAATATGATTCACAAGATGAATTATATGATGCTAAAATTGACAATGCTACGTCTGCGAAATCTAAAAATAAACTGATTGACAAAAAGATCTCTAATATCAATAAGACACAGAAGGCTTATAATACTGCTGTTTCTACTGATAACAAAAATCTTAAATCTGCAAAGAAAACAATTAGTAAATTCAAATCCACTAAAGAAAATAAAAAGGTTCTTGCTTCTATCAAGAAAGATGCAAAAGCTGGCAAACGTATTTCACAATCTTTATTGGACAAGGCTTCTAAACTGAATGATAATGGTAAGCTCTACAATGCATGTGTACAGTACAATGCATATTGGGATGCAAAACAATCAGACAAAGCAACTGCTGACCTGTATAAAGAAACAGCAAAACAGGATAAAGCAAATCTTGCGAAAGAAAAATTTGATAATATCTCAAGTGATTACGACAACAAAATTTCTAGCAACGAGCAGAAAAAGACAGCACTTAATAATAAGATTTCACTCGCACAAGAACAGGGCAAACAGGTAAGTGCGGCTTATTATAAGTCTCTTATCTCTTCTGAAAAAGGTGAGAAAAACAAACTTATTAAAGAAAGAAAAGATCTTCAAAAGAGTCTAAATGATGCCGTTATCAAAGGTTCTATCAAAAAAGGCAGCGATGAATGGCATGAAATGGTTTCTGCAATCAATGAGGTAACTAATACTATAGACGAGTCAACTCAGTCTATTGTCGAATTTCAGAATGCCCTTCGTCAATTAAAATGGGATACTTTTGATAAATCTCTCGAAACTGTAAAACGTGTCAATAGTGAAGCTGATTACTATATTGATCTTTTGAGTCATAAAGATATGACTGATAAAGACACTGGTAATTTCACTGAATATGGTATTGCTACTATTGGTCTTCACAAGACGAACTATGACAGTTACATTGCACAGGCAGAAGCATATCAGTCTGAATATAACAAGATTATGAGACAGATAGAAAAGGGTGAATTATCCCTGTCTGACGAAAATGTTGTTCAACGTCTACGTGATTTACAGAATGCTCATAGAGAGGCGAAGAAATCTGCTGAAGATGAGTTAGAGTCTATTAATGATCTTGTGAAACAGGGCTATGAAGCTCAAACTGATGCACTGAGTAAACTGATTGAAAAATACAAGAAATTAAAAGATAGCGAGTTAGACGCCTATAAATATCAGAAAGAAATTGCCGAAAAAACAAAACAGATTGCTTCTTTACAAAAACAGTTAACAGCTTATACTGGCAACAATTCTGAAGAATCCCGTGCAACAATTCAAAAGTTAAAAGTTGAATTACAAAATGCAAAAGACGATTTAAACGATACGATCTATTCTAAATATCTTAGTGATACTGAGGATATGCTTGACGATCTGATGAGTGATTATCAGGAATTCATTGATGAAAAAATCAATGATACAAATACAATTCTCGATAGTATCAAAGAACTTCTTGGTGGCAATGATGGTATTATTGCAACGTTGAAATCCTTAGATTCTAATCTTACAAATGATACAAAAGATCAAATTGGTTCTAGTACCACGAATGGTGGTAATGGTGGTCAAGCCGCAAAAGATTACGTTCATAATACTGTGACTAATGATCAAAATAAGGTTAATTCTAAAACTGATACTAGCAGTTATGATCCTGCGAAAGAGGCTGATATAGCTAAAAAGAAAAACGAAATCGCACAAAAGAAAAAAGCAATTAATGATCAAAGGCAGTCTTTTCAAAATCAGATTAAGGAACTTGAAAGTCAGTTAAAACAGTTATACGGTGAATTGAATTCTGTAGAAAATAAATACCAGTTTGAAAAATCTTCTACGAAGAATAAAGATAAACTACAGGATTTAAAAAATAATTATATCGAGAAAAAGAGTGGACTCAATGCTATGATACAGGATGTAACTCATAACAAAGATGTGTTGCAACAATTCATAGTTGATCTTGATAAGCAGTCGGCACAACTTGATACAGATTTAGTGAGTCTTAAAGGTTACGAAAAAGGTTCTGAACATATTGATAAGCGTCAATTAGCATGGACGCAAGAAAATAAACGAGAACTGATTTACCGTGCTGCTGACGGTGCAGTTTTAACAAAACTCAATCCAGGAGATAAAGTGTTCACAAATGAGATGTCTGAAAACCTTTGGAAACTGGCTAAGATGAATCCTTCTCTTCTTTACTCTAGTACTAACTTTGTACCAAAATTACCTGATATTGCAAAATCCGCTGGTACATCTACGATTGTTGAAGTTGGCGATATCGTGATGAACGGTGTAAATGATCCTGAAACATTCGGTAGACAGTTGCGAGAAGAAATTTGTAAGAACGGAAAGACAACACAATGTATTGCGGAAGCTGTTTCTGCCAAACAACTTGGTAAAAATGATGTAGGTAATGCGAGGTTATATAAGTAATTGGTATGAGGACTTGGAAGATTTTCTGAGTCCTCTTTTAATGGAAAAGTTACGGAGGAATGTTATGACGGAAGAAAAAAGATTGGAGATTCCGTTTTGGAATAAATTGAATTTGACAATTAAGGAAGCCGCGGCTTATTCGGGAATAGGGGAGACAACTATACGAAAAATGCTTTCAGAAAGAGGATGTTCTTTCCTATTTAAAGTGGGAACAAAGAATCTGATAAAGAGAAAAGAATTTGAAAAATATTTAGATGGAGTGCATTATTTGTAGAAAAGAAATTTATGTGTTATACTTCAAAATACACAAGATTCTTTTCTCCATTTGGAAAGGATACGATATGGGAAAAGACTTAAAAGGAAAAGAACTTGGTCACGGAATTATTCAAAAGAAAGGTGGTAGGTATGAAGCTCGGTATGTAGATCGATTTGGAAAGCGTATATCAATATCAGGTATGGATTTAAAAGATGTAAAGAAAAGATATAATGAGGCTCTTTATGAAAATGAAAAGGAATTAAATATTCGATCTGATATTAAATTAGATGATTGGTATAAGCAGTGGATGAATATATATAAATATGATATCATACGAGAAAATACGAAAAATCATTACAATCAGGTTTATAATAAACATATTTCTCCGTATATTGGTAATTTCTATTTAAAAGATATCAGACAAATGGACATTAAAAAAATAATAAAAGAACTTGATAAGAATGGATACAAATTTGAAACAAAAAATAAAGTTCGTATATTATTGGTGGATATATTCAATAAAGCGATCATAAATGAATATGTCATGAAAAATCCAGCCAAGGGCATGTCAATAAAACGAGATGAGAAAAAGGATATCCGAGTGTTATCAGTAGAAGAACAAACATTGTTCTTTGATTGTTGTAAAGGCACATTTTATGATAATTTCTTTACGACAGCTATATCTACAGGAATGAGAATTGGCGAATTAGCAGCACTTAGATGGAAGGATATTGATTGGGAAAATAATCTGATTCATGTTACAAGAACACTGATATATCAAAAATTTGAAGGGGACGCTAAGAAAGAGTTTCATTTAGGTAATCCCAAGACATATACGAGTATTCGAGATATTCCAATCAACAGGCAGTGTGAAATTGCTTTAAAAAAGCAGTACATGCAAAAATATGTGGTAGAAGCAAAAGCACCAAAATGTAAACAACCGGAAGAACAATTTAAAGATTTACTATTTACTACAAAATATGATACACCATTAAATTCGCAAATTGTATGTGATGCAATCAAAAAGATTGTAGATGAGATTAATTTGACACGGGACTATATAGAAGAAATGGAAGTGTTTTCATGCCATTGCTTCCGTCATACATTTGCTACTAGAGCTTTTGAAGCAGGAATACAGCCTAAAACCGTACAAGCTTATCTTGGTCACGCAACACTTCAGATGACGATGGATCTATATACGGCTGTTATGCCACAACATCTTTCTAATGAGATGGAAAAGATGTCGGAGGTACTTGACAAGATATCACAAAACGGAGAAAATCTTGCAGAAGAGCAATATGAATTTGTTGTGAAAAAGAAAAAGATTATTCCGATAAATGGAGACGTGATGGTGGTATAA